TATTAAGTTAGGCCATATGGGCACTATCGAGTACGAAGGTGACTTTGGGGCTGAAGCCTTCTACCCACGGCTTGTTAAGGATGAGAAGGTGTCAAATGGCTAAGACTCCTGCGTGGCAACGCAAAGAGGGCAAGAACCCAAAAGGTGGGCTAAATGCTAAGGGGCGGGCATCGTATAACGCTGCTAACCCCGGTAAGCCCGGACTGAAGGCTCCGCAACCCGAAGGCGGTTCACGTAAGAAATCTTTCTGCGCCCGTATGACAGGCATGAAAAAGAAGTTGACTAGCGCCAAAACCGCTAACGATCCAAACAGCCGTATCAATAAGAGCCTACGGGCGTGGAAGTGCTGATATGGAGATGATGCTTTGGAATATGGTGTTGACCGTACTGTTGGGTGTCTTGGCCTATATCGGGCATGAGAAGGCATCTGAGATCCAGCGGCTCAACATTTTGATTAACAAAACTAGAGAAGAGGTGGCCCGTGATAACGTCACTCAAGCAGAAATGGACAAGTTTGTTGACCACATTGACCAACGGTTTAACAAACTTGAAGCAAAAATTGATCTCCTTATGCAAAAGGGGTAAATGATGGCTGACGATAAAATTCTCGACGATATGCTTCGTAAGGCTTTTAAAGCCGAAGACAAAGCATTAGGCTTAGATAAACTTGATGATAAAAAAGCATTACAAGATATATTTGATAAAGCAGAAAAACGTATTCAAAAAACAGGTGGCGGTGGTGGCGGGGGTGGAATGAAGCCAGATACAGATATTACGGCTTCTAAAAAACTGCCCAAAATGGCTAAAGGAGGTTCAGTTGGTTCGGCTTCCAAGCGTGCTGATGGCGTCGCTATGCGCGGCAAAACAAAAGGAAGGATGCTTTAATCATGGGAAAAGGAGCACGTAACGCAGCTTTGATTGGAGGCGCCGCAGCTTTGTTGGCGTCCAAAATGATGGGCGGCAAAGGCAAAAGCACTGGTAAAAACAAACCCAGTTTTGCGGACATCCAAGATGCTGAAGCAGGTGAAACGCTTGCCGGAAAGAGTTCTGGCGGTGGGGACACAGGTATAGCAACTGAAAGTTTGATGGATTACATGGGCAAAAGCGGTGACGCAGACAAAGATGTTGGCCCAATTGCCAAAAGATCCATGAAGTCTGCAAGCCCCGCTGCAACTCAGGCATCTCAACAAGCCGACCGTAAAGCAATAGCCTTAAACCAGGCTAATGATGCAGTAGAGGCAGCTCAAAAAGCCAGCGAATTCAATCGTGAGAGAGCATCTTATTTGAATAGAGGTTTAAGTGCCGATCAAGATGCTGACGCAATGGGGGCTGCCAAAACCGCCGCTGATTTTCGTCGTGATCGTGATTCATATTTAAACAAATTCCCTAACCGCCAGGCCGCAGCCGCCGCCAAGGTTAATGCCTCTCGTCGTGAGCAAATGGGTCTTAAGCCTTACAAAAAAGGCGGGGCAGTGAAATCATCTAAGGCTATTTCATCTGCCTCAAAACGTGGCGACGGGATTGCTATGCGTGGCAAAACAAAAGGACGGATGGTGTAATCATGGCTGATGATAAAAGAATAGAAGGCCGTACCACTTACATAGAAGAAAATATGCCGGACGGTATGTTAAAGAAAGCCGTTGTTGGTATTAGTAGATTAGGCGATGCTGTTGGTTTTACTCAGGAAGATAAGTACAAGGGTAAAACCAGACAAGAGGTAGCCAAAAAGTCAGCGCCAGAGAAAAAACGTGCTGGTGGTACAGTTGGCTCGGCTTCTAAGCGTGCAGATGGTGTAGCTATGAGGGGTAAAACCCGAGGAAAGATGGTGTGATATGGCAACGTTTAGATCGCTAAAAAAATCTGTAGAAGGTAGTCCAGAAACTGAGTCTCCGATGCTTGATTTGAAGCAGAAAATGAAACAAACCATAGATTCAGCGCCACCTTCTACCGAAGGGTTTTATAGCGTTAAGTCAGTGGCTCGTAAAATAGCCGCTGACCAAGTCGCCGCCGCAGAAAAAGCAAAAGAAGAAGGTAAGGTTGGAACTTCTCTCCCAACTACATTTAGCAGATTATCTGAAGAAGATATTAAAAAAGAACAAAATAAAGTTGGAATGAAAAAGGGTGGCAAAGTATCGTCTGCCTCCAAACGGGCTGATGGTGTTGCTATCAAGGGCAAGACCCAAGGAAAAATAGTATGAAAAAGAAAGTTAAAAAATACGCAGAAGGTGGCCTGTCTGGCATTGCAGATACCGCAAATTCACTTATGGGTGAAGTAGATGGTATGGCTAATAGCATTAAATACGGCTCTGGAGCAGGGTCTGATTTAGGATCTGGTTTAGGGTTTAACAAGATAGTAAAGGCTGATCCATCTACTATTTTTGACCCAACAATGAGTCGTCCGGGCCGTTTAGACAGCACAAGCAGCACAACAACTGCTGATATGGGGCCTAAATCTTTTGACGCAGGTGCTGGGTTTAAAGCTCTTTCAGGTATGTTATCGGGTCAAAAGACTTTTAAAAAAGGAGGCAAAGTATCTTCAGCTTCCAAACGGGCTGATGGCATAGCAATCCGGGGTAAGACCCGTGCCTAGCGTATCAGCGAAACAAGAAAGGTTTATGCAGGCTGTGGCTCATAACCCAAAGTTTGCAAAAAAGGTGGGCGTACCAACGTCCGTAGGTAAAGAGTTCACTAAAAAGGAAGGTGGAGTCATGAAAGAGTCAAAGGCAATGGCAAAAAAGGAAGTGTCCTTTATGAAGAAAAAGGGTGCTCCCAAGTCGATGGTCAAGCATGAGATGAAAGAAGCAGGCATGGAAGCTGGTGGGCTTAAGAAGCAAATGCCCAAACCTGCTCAAATGGGTAGCCTAGGAATGAAGCATGGCGGCAAAGTCAAGATGGCTGGTGGCGGTTTGGCTAGCGGTCATAAAACTGCCGATGGGGTTGCTAAGAAAGGTAAAACTGATACCAAAATGGTAGCCATGAAAAAAGGCGGGGCTGTCAAAAAAATGGCTAAAGGCGGACGGTACTGCTAAATGAGACCAAGCCGGGGAATGGGGATTATCAACCCTTCTAAGATGCCGAAGGCCAAGACGATTCATCGTAAAGATGATCCAAATGAGGTCAAGATGTATGCCGAAGGTGGTCGTGTTCCAAAGCCTGTAGAAAGCGATTATTCGATGCGAGTTACAGGCGGAGGCAGCGCAGATGAGTACGGCGCAGGTCTTGGTGGACGGGCTTCTCTGACAAAAAAACTTGGCAAGGATTTGGATATTGAGGGCTACCTTGAGGGCTATGCCGCCAAGCCAAAGGGCATGAGCACCAAGGGAGAGATTACCGGTGGCGGAGTAAAGTTGACTAAGCGATTTGCCAAGGGTGGTGAGTCTAAGGTAAACGAGGCTGGTAATTACACCAAACCTGGTATGCGCAAGTCATTATTTGAGCGTATTAAAGCTGGTGGAAAGGGCGGTGCTCCGGGTCAATGGAGCGCTCGTAAGGCTCAGATGCTGGCTATGCAGTATAAGAAAGCAGGCGGTGGGTACAAAGATTAGGTTCCCAGTGTACGACGCCGAGACTGATGGAAACGTATTTGACTGGTTAATTAGTACAGCCGAAGACTTTAGGAAGATTAGGCAAAGAGAACGATATGTCGAATTTGAAAAAGCCGCAGCAAAGTCTGAAAGCATGGACTCAACAAAAGTGGAGAACTAAGAGTGGCAAACCTTCTACGCAAGGATCGAATGCGACAGGGGAAAGATACCTCCCCTCTAGCGCCATCAAAGCGCTCTCCCCGCAAGAGTACGCCGCAACCACCCGCGCCAAGCGTGCAGGAAAAGCCGCAGGCAAACAGTTTGTGGCTCAACCTAAAGGCGTGGCTAAAAAAGTTGCTCCGCATAGGAAAATAAAATGACTGCACCTAGAGGCGTACCCTCCTCGATAACCCGCATGGGGTTGTACGAGCCATTTAATTTACAAGTGGCTCGGGGGCAAATTGCCTGCCACAAAACCTTATTTAAGTTTGGCTCAAATCCAGTGGTGGATGCCGCTTTAGAGACGGTATGGAGCCAAGGCGGTATATACGTATACCCCAGCGCTGCTTCTGTCATGAAAGTTTCAAGTTCTAGCAATAACGACACGGCTTTAGGTACTGGCGCTCGCACAGTTACAGTTAGCGGACTAGACGCTAATTACAACGAACTTTCTGAGGTGGTCACGCTAAATGGACAGACTGAAGTTCTTACCACGAACAGTTTCATCCGTGTATTTCGTTCTTTCGTTAACACTGCTGGCTCTGGCGATACTGCCGCTGGTGATATTTATGTTGGGGTTGGAGTTGTTACGGCAGGTGTCCCTGCGACTGTTTACGCGAAAATTCCGTTGGGAGCCAATCAAACCCTAATGACGGTTTGGACGGTGCCTGCGGGCTATACCGCGTACATAGATGCGGGCACGTTTTCAGCCGCCGGTGCAAACACAAACCATTCAGTTAAAGGCCAACTTTGTTTTCGCCCTTTTGGCGGCGTTATGCGAGTCGGAGCAGAGTTATCTTTAGCTAATGGATTTGCTCAATTTGACTTTGAATACCCTATTTCTTTTCCAGAAAAAACAGATATAGAGTCCAGAGCAATAGCATTATCCGGCTCAGGTTTTTATGTAACTTCAACTTTTGATTTGATTTATATTAAAAACGATAGTCAAACACCATGACCACAACCGGCTCAACTATTTTTAATCTAGACCTCAACAATATTATTGAAGAGGCTTTTGAGCGTTGCGGTGACGAGCTACGTACTGGCTACAATATGCGTACAGCCCGTCGTTCTCTTAATCTTTTGACGATTGAGTGGGCTAACCGGGGTATCAACCTGTGGACTATCGAGCAAGGTTTGATCCCTATGGTTCAGGGTCAGATAACCTATGCCCTGCCAGTAGATACAATTGACCTGCTGGACTCCGTAATCCGAACTCAGACCGGAGTAGAGCAGACAGACATTAATATCAGCCGTATTAGTGTTTCTACCTACGCCACGATCCCCAATAAGAACGCCCAAGGCCGACCCATTCAGGTGTGGATTGACCGCCAGTCTGGAGACACCGGGACGACTGGAATTACCTTAAGTGGCAACATTTCGGCAACTGCCACAACAATTACGCTAAGTTCTGTAGCGGGTTTGAACTATGTTGGATTTATCAAAATCGGAACAGAGACTATTGGGTATAACGAGATATTAGGGAATACCCTACAAAACTGTGTTCGTGGAGTAGAGAATACAACTGCGGCGCCTCACTTAACTGGGGCGGCTGTTTCAATTCGCAACCTGCCAAATATCAATGTCTGGCCTGCCCCAGATCAGAGTAACTTCTATACCTACGTTTATTGG